CCCGTTTCTGAATCATCTCTTAGCAAACTCGAACGTATCTCTCGATACATGAGTCTTTGTTTCGGAGAGAGGAACTCCTAGCGCTTCAATAATGCGCTTGTAGTTCATTGCAGCATTGTGGCCTCTGATGACCACGTCATCTCCCAGTACCGCATAACGAGCGTTTGGCTCGTCTTTACATGCAGTTATAAGGACTATGTGATGAGTTAGCGCAAATGCAGCCCAAGAGCTATAAGCTCCTATGGGTTGGCCGGTTCTTCACAGAATCGGTCCTCCATCTGGCCTTTTAAAGGGTCATTTGGTCATAGCTCTAACTCATGCCTCAGACTTCCTAAAACCGAAAAGGTTTTCTATAACCATTCTCTGTACTTCTACAGGGAATCTATCTGTTGCACTACTAAGGTCAAAAGAGAAGTAAGGTCCATCACCGGATTCAAGGTGTTTAAGAAAATCACCTTGGTAGGTGAAGTCTCCTGGAGTTTTCTCCAGAATCCTTATAAGGATATCGTGATACTTTCGTAGCACGGTCTGACTTCACCAATCCAGGATTGCAATGATTCTAGTCTTACCCTCTTTATCTTCAAGAAGATGAATTCGCCTAATAGTTGAATCACTATTAGGGGCCTGTTCGTCCCCGTGAGGGAACGCTTCGGACATCATTGTATAATATTTCTTAAATAGATCTCCTCCGAGAAGGAAGAGATCGTCTCTAAGTTCATCTGGAATGAAAACCCTATTATTTAGGGCCTCCGCCATTGCTGGTCCTGTTGGGCCAGCTTTGGTAGTCCAGTGAGCCTGTTCTCAATCACTATCTGTGATTTTGAAGGGAGGCTTATACATGAGAATAGTCTTCTTAAGATCTTGAGGAATAGTACCAAGTCATTCATCTGTGATGGGCGCATAGTCTCCGATGACTGGAAGAGTGAAACATCTAGTAAAGGTTAGGATAGTGAGGATCCACTGGTAAGATTCAACCCGTTCTGTCCGGAGGGCAGTCACTATCTCCTTAGGGAGACGTGATGGAAGACCATTTGAGATACGAATGTGGGGATATTTAGACATTGGATGCCTTGTAATGAAGCGAGTAACGATGAGACGTATACCCTTAATATAGGATACAGCAAACCTCCGACCGCGTGTACGGGATAGACGATCAAATAGGGCCATAATTTCTAGCACTGAACTCCGAGTGACACCGACATCATGTGGATGGACTTTAAGAAGCCAAACCAGTTTCTTAAATAGATTCATAATTTTGTTGGTGTTAATTCATTATAATAGAGGTGACCACAAAGAGATACTGCACTAATTAATACAATATCCCAATGACCCACATCTCTTTGTCTTAGGAGTACCAATCCCTTAACAAATGGCGATTCAACGCAGAGGTATAGAGTCACTGTTCTAAGAGGCCGGTCACCTTGAAAGGTGTCTTGAGTCTGTAATCCTTTACTGTGGAGACGAGCGGTTAAGCCCGTGGTGTTCACCGATTTTCCCTCGTATGAGG